GTCGATCGCTACGCAGGTGTGTTCCACCTACGCGGTCAACGGCCCCGGCATGTATCTCCCGGTCGCGGAGATGATGCAGGAAGCGGAGTTCTATCTCGAAAACTGCGAGATCAAGCCCGTGACGTTCGGCGGCGGAACCCGCGCGGCGTTGGATCTCAAGAAAATCGGAGCGCGGGCGCAGGTCTCCAACGAACTGATGGAAGACGCATTCGTCTCCGTCGCGCAGTTGGTGGCAAGTCAGTTTGCCTACGCGTTCGCTCGGAAAATCGACAAGGTCTGGCTCCAGGGCGATTCGGTCGCCCCGGTTCCGGGCGGCGGCCTCTGCGGCATGGTTCCGGCGTCGAACGTCGTTTCATCGACGGGCGATCTGACCCCCGGCATCCTGGCCCAGGTCGTGAGCGTCGTGAATCCCAACGCCCGCAACCGTGCCTGGGTCGTTTCCCCGGCCGGCTGGGGGAAGATCATGGGCGTTGCCGCTGGCGCAATCGGCGCAAGCATCGGGGATTCGGTCCGTCCGGTCGTCTACGGCGCCCCGGTCTATCAGTCGCAGGATCTGCCGGCCGATGTGCTGGCGCTCTACGGCGATTTCGGTTCGTCCTGTGCGATCGGCTACAAGCCGGCCGGCCTGCAAATTCGGGCAAGCACCGAACGGGCAATCGAGTACGACGAAACCGTATTCGTGGGCACGGCTCGGTATGCCTGGGCCATCCACTCGCCTAGCTACGTCGCGAAGCTGACGACGACGGACGCGGCCCCGCTTGCCACTCCGGCCCCGTCCGCGAAGTCGGACCCCGTCACTTCGGCAACGTCTTCCACGAAGTCGACGAAGTAAGTCGGTCGCGTTGATTCACGACCCCCGGCGCCGGATGGATTCGGCGCCGGGGGTTTTCTTTCCTCGGAGGGTCTGGCGATGAGTTGCGGCGGACAATCGGCCCTACCCTACGATTCATTGCGACGCGTCGCGGAACCCGTCTTCGAGGCGGTTTCGCTTTTCGACGCGAAAGAACACCTCCGCATTCCCTTGGACGTTTCGGACGACGACGTTCAATTAATGGCATGGATAGCGGCCGGCCGGCGGATGATCGAAAGCCGGATCGGCTCCACGCTCACGCTGACGCAATGGCAGGCGCGGCTAGTGGGCGTCGGCTGCGGTTGTTCCTGTGGCGGCGTCCCGCTGCCGATGCCGCCCCTGGTGATCGACGACGCGCACCCGGTGGAAATATTCGTTCGGGATGGCGACGGCGTAAAGACCTGGGTGGACCCCTCGGCGTACTCGGTCGACGACGACCGCTTTCCGGCGGTCCTGCGGACGCGGAACGGCTGGCCGGGCGTTTGCTGCGAGTCGAGCGTGTATATCCGGTTTTGGGCTGGCCGGCGTGGCGCGGAGGAAGTCCCGGCCCAGTTGCGCGCGGCTCTGAAACTATTGGTCGGGCATTTCTACGAAAACCGGGAGGCGGTTTCGACGGAGTCGGGGGCGGTCGTGTTGCCGCTGGCGGTGGATGCGCTCTTGGCGTCGGAATCTTGGGACGGGGGCTATTGAATGCGCGCCGGACCCCTGCGGGAAGTCGTCGTGATCGAAGCGCCGCGCGAGGAACAAAACTCGCTTGGGGAGTCGGTCCAGACCTGGCACCGCTTCGCGGTCCGGCGGGCGAGTGTCGAGGCGGTTTCATACGCGGAGTCGACCCGCCGGCAACAAACCGGCGGCGAGTTGTCGCATACGGTCCGCCTGCGGTACGTCGAGGGTATCCGCGGCTCTATGCGGCTGCGCTGGCAGTCTCGGGAAGACCGGATTCTTTATATCTCCGGAATCGTCGAGCGCGGGCACCGGCAGGAGCATGAATTGCAGTGCGAGGAGCGCGGGTAATGGCGAACGAATTTCTAGTTTTCGATTCGCTGTCCTACGCGGACGACTGCCGGGCGTTGGGTCGCGGGTACGCGGCGCTACCCAAGGCGCTGGCAAAAATAACCATCCGGAAGGCCGTCAAGGAAGCCATAAAACCGTTCGTTCCGGCGTTGCGGGCGGCTACCCCCAAGAGCAAGGGCAAGCGGACGAAGACGGCGGCCGTATCGCGGGATACGTCGGGCCGTTTCCAAAAGGGATCGGGGAAAAAGTCGGTTATCAAGCCCGGCCGGCTGCGGAAGTCGATCATCACGGTTACGAAGTTTGCCAATAAAGTTAATCATGGGTCGTTTTCCGCCCGCGTGACGTTTTCGCGCGGCGAGGGCAAGGGCAACCACGCGTTGTGGGTCGAGGAAGGAACGTCGGGCCGCTCGGGCAAGGGCGGCGCGAACCGCGGCAAGGTAGACCCGCGCTGGTTCCTGCGAACGCTGTTCCGGTCGATGGCACCCGGTATTGCCGCGTCCATGGGGCTGCACCTATCCGCGGGCCTGGAGGCGGCCGGCCGGCAGTTGCAGAATTACATGAAGAACAAAAAGAGGTAACGCGATGGGCTACCCCGAAAAATGGCTCCGCGGGGCGATTGAAGCGGCGACCAACTGCCGGACGTTCCCCGTTCAGGCGCCGGAAAACGCTGTCACCCCCTACGTAGTTTACCAGCGGACGGCAACAAGCCGGGAGCGGACGTTGACGAATAACGCGTTCGTCCCCATCGCGTCGTTTTCGGTCTGGATTTACTCCGATACCTACGCGGCCGGGAAGGAACTTTCGGAGCGGGTCCGGGTTGCGGTGGACAATTTCAAGGGGGAGGCGGACGGCGTAACAATCGAACGCGTCTTCCTGGCCGACGAGGCCGACGGCGATCTTGTCGATTTCGCCGGCGAGGGAAAACCGACGTACACAGTAGCGCTCCAGTTCGAAATCCGCTTTCGCGAGGTCTAACGCAATGGCATACCCTTACGAAGATTCGCAGGGAATCACATTTACCTTCGCCGGGCAGGAGTTCGGCTGCACGAATATCAAGAAAAAGGTCAACGGGTCGTCTACCGACGACAAGATTGACGTTTCGACCACCGACATTCCCTCCGGCTCAAAGCGCCTCTATCAAGACCCCCCGTTGATCGACGACCCGAACAAGGGCGTTTTGGCGATCGTTTCGATTTCGTTCCTCGGCCTTGAGGAACCGCCGATGGATAAGGCGTACCCGATCGAATGCGCCGGGCTCGGCATTAGCGGCACGGCCCGTTGTACGTCCTACGAAGTCGAGGCGGCCGTCGGGGACGTTATCAAGGGTACGGCAGAGTTTGCCATCGACGACCCGGAACTTTTGGCGGCGTTCTTGAAGCCGGCCCCGGCTCCGTCGACTGACCCGGCGCCCGCATCGCAGGCGGCCTAGCCGGAGGCTGGCCGATGGCGAAACATTTCCCAGACGCTCAAGGCACCTTCGCACGGTTCGCGGGGTTCCCGCTGAACGGCCTTGTCCGGTTCGACACGACGCCGGCGACCTGTTCCCCGTCGGACGTAACCGGCATTGAGTCCAACACGGTCGGCACGGGTTACGCGTCGCGCGTCGTCCGGCAGTACCACCCCGGCACGATCGACCCCGGCACGGCGACTGTCGAACTATTGGGGACGCCCGTCTATAGCGCCCTGGATACCGGCATGGTCGGGAATCTGACGATCTCCGGCGATTGGGGAACCGTTTCGTATGCGGCGATGCTGTCGAAACTGACGGTAAGCGGTTCGGCTGGCGAAGTTGTTCGGTCCACGATGGAATTTCAATTTATTTAAAGGGGGCAGGGTGATGGCTGTTTCGCGCGACTCACTTTTAGATTCTTGCCGGGCGGTGAACCGCCTGGAGCCGGTGGCGGTTCCGGCGCTTGGCGTCGAGGTCGACCTACGGTATCCGACGTTTTCGGAGTGGCATTCGATCGCGCTGGAGCATCGGCGGCTAAACGGCGCGGAGCCGTCGGCTGAGTTGATTGCCCGGACGGTGGCGGTCGTGCTGGCGAACCCGGACGGGACGCGCATGTTTCCGCCGGAGGAAGTCGGCCAGGTCGAGGCTATGCCCCCAAAGGCCGTTATGGAACTTTACGTTTCCGCCTGGGGCGGCGTCCTACGCGGTCCGGAGGCGACGGAAGACGCAAAAAAAGACTAGAGCGAGAGCCTGAGCGGCTGTTCCTGTTCCGGCTGGCGCTGGCAATGGGGACGGTAGACGTTGACGGCCTCGCGGAGCGGATGCCTATGGATTTGGTCCGGGAGTGGCGGCATTTCTACGACCTTGAACCGTGGGGCGACGATTGGCGGCGTAGTGGGCGAATGGTTTCTCTGTTGGGCGCGGCGCTCGGAGGAAAGACGGGACCGGATTTCGAAACGAAGTTTAGCCCGACGTATCGGGAGCCGGAGCCTGTTCCGGTCCGTCCCCAGACACAGGCGGAGATGATCGCGGAACTGCGAAAGATTCCCGTTTTTGCGAAACAGTTGGAAGGCCGATAAATGGCAACGTCTAAAATCGCCGCTGTTTTCACCGCAAATACGGCGGGCCTGGTTGCCGGCACGAAGACGGCATCCGCGGCGTTCGACTCACTGGCGAAAGACGTTAAGGGGCTACGGTCCGGCCTGGGGACGTTGACGGCCATTTCGGGGGCGCAGCTATTCGGGCAGATTGCTTCCGGCATTTCGGCGGCCACGCAGTCGCTCTACGGAATGTCGGCGGCGGCCGCGGAGACGATCGACACGCTATCGAAACTGGCGACGCGGACCGGGCAGACATACGGCGAGATAGCCGGCCTTGCCCTAGCGGGCGACCTGGCCGGCGTTGGCGTCGACACGATTTCGAACGCGCTCACGAAGGCGGACCGGGCGTTTGTATTGGCGGCGCAGGGTTCGAAGACCGCGACGGCGGCGTTTGCCGCGATCGGTCTTTCTCTGGAGGATCTCCAGGGCAAGAGCGGTTCGGAGCGTTTTCAGTTGATTGCGGACGGAATCGCCGCGCTACCGACGGAAGCGGAGCGGGCCGCGGCGAGTATCGCGCTATTCGGCAAGGCCGGCGCGGAGTTGCTCCCGTTGTTTGCGGACGGCGCCGACGGCATCCGGCAAGCCATGGAAATGGCGGAGCGGTTTGGCCTGGCCGTAACGGACGTTCAAGGAAAGAACGTCGAAGCAATGAACGATTCTTGGACGCTCGTGGAAAAGGCTATTGAGGGGGTCGTCACGCAGATTACGGCGAACCTGGCCCCGGCAATTACGGCGATCAATGAAGCCTTTACGAATTTCGTGACGGGGTTCGGCGGCGCGAATATCGGGGAGGCTATCGCGGACGGCATTCTAGACGGCGCGGAGTACCTGGCCGGCGTCGCGGACTACATCATTCAAAACATTCCGGAAGTCTTCAAGTTTGCGGAGGGCGTCGGCCAGTATTGGGCTACGGTCGTCGATCTATTCGGCCGGGCGGTTTCGTTCGCGGAAGCGGTTTTTAAGTCGTTCGAAGTTGCCGGAAACGCTATCGGCGCCGTGTTGCTCAACGTCGCGGGCAAGTTCTTCGAATTGATTGCCGGCGCGGCGAGCTACATACCCGGAGCCGGGGGCTACGCGGAGGAAGCCGAAAAGCTGGCGGCGGCATCAAATGAAATGGCGGCGGCCTACGGGCAGGCGATGCTAGATAACGCGTCGGAAGCCGGTCGGCTATTCGGGGAGACATTCGGGGACCGGGCGAAGGATGGGGCGGAGGGCGTTGCCGGCCCCATCACGACGGCGTTCCGCGGCATCCGGGCCGACATTGAGAAAGCCCGCACGGCTACCGATGAGGTCAAGAAAACAACGCTGGACCCGAAACAGCCGGTCGAGGTCAAGATTGAGGAAGCGAAGCTGGCAAAGGGGCTCGACGTTCGCTCCACGGCCGGCGTTAACGAGATGCTCCGCCTTATGACCCCGGACAGTGGGAAACGGGCATTCGAAAAGGAAAACGCCGCCAATCTCGCGCGGATCGCGGACAACACGGAAGACATGGGCCTTGAACTGGTCGAACTGAATTTCTAAGGGGCAGATATGGCGATCGTAGCTGTTACGGAATCTATCGACGACCGCAGTGTGTCCGGCAAGTACCGGGACACGATGACGTATTCGCGGTCGTTCATCGTGCGCGTCGATTCGCCGTCTACGTCAATCCGCGACATATCGCAGGCGCCGGGGATCACGTTCGGGGATACCCATCCGGACGACGGCAGTGTGTTCGCGCTGGAGTTTGACTGTAAGCCGCGCGGCGACTCGTTATTGCTCTACCTGGTTACGGTCAAGTATTTCGTCCCATCAAGCGAGCAACAGGCGGCCCCGTTCCAATTGCCGGCGGACGTATGGAGCGGCGGCTCCGGCGTAACGTCGGCCCCTTGTTGGAAGGACATTGCCGGAAACCCGATTACGAATTCCGCCGGGGTCGCGCTGCCAGACCTGACTATGGAACAGGCGGAGCTATCCGTTTCGCTCACGCGGTGCTACGGCGACTTGTCGTTTCTCGGCATCCTTGAAAGCTATACCAACACGTTGAATAACGACACGTTTCTAGGCTGTCCAAAATTCACCTGGAAATGCCAGGGCGGCCGGTTCTCTAAGAAAACGGAAAACGCGGACGGGGCGACGTTTGTGTATTGGGAAGTCTCTTACGATTTCGCCTACCGAAAAGATACGTGGTTCCTCAAGCCGCTGGATATTGGCTATTCGCAGCTAGTGGACGGGGAAGGAAACCCGACGGGTTCCGGGCAATACACGGCGGCCATACTCGGGCAGGATAAAAAGCCCATTAAGGAACCCGCCAGCCTTTCGGGCGGCGTCGCAGTGGATGCCGGAACGCCCGGTTTCCCGGTCGTTATCAACGGGGGAGACGGCGCGAACCCTTACGAATCGCGTAGCTTTTCCGGGTTCGGGGGTATCACT